TCTTCAGGGAGTAATAAAAATTCGTCAAGCACCAAAATATTTGCACGGAAACCACGAATCTTTTCTCCACTTAAAGGAATAGCAGTAATAGTTCCTTCATTTATTTTCCATTCGAATTGATCATTACGTTTAGATTTAGCTCCGAAAGCATGCGCTAACATTTGAGCCTCTTTAGATTCGACTATCTTCTCTAGATTGTTAAAAATAAACCGAGCCGTACGAAATGTAGGACCTGCAATCAATATTTTGGTTTTGGGTTCAAAAATGCATTGAAGAAAACAATATACGGCGGCTATAAAACTTTTACCACACCCACGCCCCCACACACACATACTAAAGTTACGATTAAAAAAAGCTTTAAGCGTTATCTCTTGATATAAAGCTAATTTAATTCCTGAAAGAAGCTCTGTAGTAAAACCTAAGTTAGAACGCATAAACTTAGCCAAAGTAATCTTAGCTTGTCTATCAGGTAATTCCCCTTTTAAATCAAAGAATTCTTCATTTAAATTCGGGATAGTTTTTTTATATTTGTCGGGACAATACCACATTTTAATCTAGATAAGCTATTAAAATTATTAAAATAATAATGAACAGAGCTTGTTCATATGTTAATACAATATGCCCCTTCATAACAATTTTAATTCGTAAGCTAGTTGTAAATCATGTTTTTCTTTTAGAACATCTGAAAGTAATAGCTTCTTTACAATTCTAGTACATTCATCTCTTCCATTAACAAATAAAAACTGTATGTGAGAGAATTCTTGTATTAAATCTCTTACGTTATGGAATATAAAATCTGGAGTAACTCTTGTATTTTTTTTGTATACATGTTTCAATCTATTAAACGCCAAACAGTCATTAAGATTTCTTTCTACTAATATTACCATATAAGCGTTTTCTTCGGCCGCTCTATTTATTTCATTTTTAAATCTTTCTAACCCAGAGCTAAGAGTCCCTATCAGATCGGGTACAGACTTTCTTTCGATGTATGTGTTTTGCGTTTTCTCTTTATCATTAAGGCAGTAATCCCCAAATTTTAACCCTCTTACTTCTGTAGGGAAATCTTCTATCTCTAATGGCTTTTGTTCTCGAGAATCTATATAAATTAAATGGTCGTCAGAATACGTTTCTTCATATTCTTTTTTTGTAGGGATACGCTGGAATTTATTTTTATACCCTATTTTTTTACAAAGCTTGTAGTAACTGTCAAAAATTAATTCATAGTATTGAATTGGAGGCATAGGTAGTGTACGCAGCTCTACTTGAGTGGGGGTATAAACTAAGCCTTTTTCTTGTTTCCTTTTTTGTAAAAGTGTTGAGCAATACTCTTGAGCTTGGTTAGTAGGTATGCTCTTTAGCCAGCTTTTTAAATTTCGTTTATTGTTAAAGTCGGAAGAAAAATATTGATCCTTATTTTTGTATTTTATTAACTCTTTAGTATGTAAATCGTGGCGAGGGAAATTTTGATGGTAGTATTGCTCTATACTAAGCTTATGAGCCTTTATATGTAAATGAAGGCTTTTATCTTTT